CTGACTGATAGCTCTTCACTGACCCCAGGCAAGATCGAAGCCGACAAGCAAGTTGGCGTCGTTCTGCACCGTGGTCGTGCTTTTGAGTCACGCGACTTGGCTGCACTGGCTGCCGGTTCTGACCCAATGGCTGCTATTGGCGACAAGATTGCTGATTACGTTGCCAACCAACGTCAAAAGGATCTGCTGTCCTGCCTGGCCGGTGTATTCGGCGCAGTCGGTGACACCAGCTCTGCTGCTTATGCGGCTTTGGCCGTTGACGGTGCATCAGGCGACACCCCAACTCAACTGACTGCACGTCAGGTTGTTGAGGGTCAGTCTCTGCTGGGCGACCAAGGCGACAAGTTGGCCGCTATCTGCGTTCACCCCAAGGTCTATTACGACCTGAAAGAGCGCCGTGCGCTCGACATGATCTACGACAACAACGGTCAGCCTGACTCTGGGGCAACCCAAGGTTCATTGGCTAACGCCTTTGGCAGCGTTGCTGTTCCCACTTTCATGGGAATGCGCGTGATCGTGTCTGCTGATGTGCAGACCGCTGGCTCCGGTGCTTCCACCGAATATGCCAGCTACATGTTCACCCAAGGTGCCATTGGCTCCGGCGAGCAACTCGGCCTCCAAACCGAGACCGACCGTGACATCCTCGCCAAGAGCGATGCCATGTCGATTGATCTGCACTACGTGTATCACCCAATCGGCTCCAAGTTCTCCACTTCCGTTTCCAACCCCACAAGGGCACAACTGGAAACTGTGGGCAACTGGACCAAGGTGTACGAAACCAACAACATTGGCGTCGTGCGGATTACCACCACCAGCGCACTGGATTGAGGAGGTAACTAACCATGGCATCAATTTTTGAGGCGACAGCAGGTAGCGCAATCGGCCCTACCAACGGCGGCACTGTTACGCAGGCCACCAACAAAGGCACCGCCGTGACTCTCAACACAGAGTCCGGTCAGATCACCATGGCAGGCGCTGAGCTTGCTGGTGCTGCTGAGGTGAGTTTCACAGTCAACAACGACAAGGTCACCGCCACTGATGTGGTCGTGGTCAACCACAGCTCTGCCGGTACTGCTGGCAGCTATCTCGTTCAAGCCAACAGCATTGCTGCTGGTTCGTTCGCGATCACTGTGGCCAATGTTGGCTCAACCGCAAGCGAAGCCATTGTGCTGAGCTTTGTGCTTCTCAAGGGCGCTAGCTCCTGATGGGCATGTTCGCCTTTCGGCGGATGAAGGAACGCGAGGCTGCTGC